TATTTCACCGAGAAATAAATATATTTAAATATTTTCCTTATCTTCAATGATTTATAAAATCGGTGTTAAGTATAGTGGTAAGTTTAACTGCAAATTTTTTTACCCATCTGTTTTATGATGGCGCGAACGAGGCTCTCGCTAATCTTAAATTGTTCAGATATGAAAGTATAACGCTCCATCTTTGGGGCGTTACTTTTTTGATACTCCTCATAAATTTCCAAATCTCGAAATATCTCACACGCTACCCTACCTCCGCTCTTGTATATCGTTCGCAGGTCGTTTTCCATTGGTTTTAATTTTTCATATACATTCATTGCTATTCCCATTTATTAAGTTCGCATTTTTTTTCATCTTGTCGCAAAAGAGTAGATAGTGGGCAACCGCATACACCGCACACCATACCTTCTACATCTTTCAGAGTGTAGTCCTTCATTAGTTGTGGGTATGTACCCTTTTTAGCCATTGGGCAACCCGCGCATATCTTTGCCCGCTCTTTTGCTTTTACCTCAATTTCAGGGTCAGTAAATATGTAATTCTCCCAACCTTTTAATATTGCTTTTAACTTTATCATATACTTGCTGATTGCCGTGCTCGTTCATTATCGCTAATGCGTAAAATACTATCCGTTAGCCCTGATGTAGTGCCCATTGTTGCACCTTCATACGCTCCTTGCATTGAGCCTTCAAGGCTACCAGCACGAGCCCCCTCGAATGCTCCTTGTTGTGTACCCTGAAAAGCACCTTGCATAGCACCCTCATACGCACCTGCTTGAGTGCCCTGCATAGCACCCTCCTTAATAGCGTTCATCATCTCTTTGTAGTCAATTTGAGCGTCGGGGATTTGTTTAATCACTCCCCCTGCTGCCATATACACGGGGTTATAACTACCATAACCTACACTTCTATTGATAGCCTCCAATACTGGGAAGTACATAGCCGTTGCGCGCTTGTTCACTATATATTCGCCACCTTCAGCCTCAAAGCCTCCACGACCTGCAACAGTGAAGGGAATACCGCCCTCATTGTGGCTCTTACCTTTGAGCAAACCGCCCTTTTCGTATTTAACATCGGTTTCCATTATCTTCTTAACATTTAGCATACCCATTGCCCCAGTAACGCCTGCCATAATAGCATTGTAAGGAGGAGGATATGCAGATAGTGCCTTCGTGATACCTAAGTAAGTGTTTATCATCGCCTCAGCCACCGCAGCCGCTTTCCCTACTGCTGTATGCTCTCCAAATAGCTGTTTCGCTTGCGATAAAGCCCCTAACGCTAATTGTAGTTTAGATTCCTCAGTTTTGCGCTTTAAGTTTATTTCATCTTGTGACTGTTTTCTATTTAATATTGATAATCGTTTGTTATACTCCTCTTGTGAAACCTGATTACTTGCAAGCAATTCATTAAGAGCTTCACGTTCTTGCTCGTGATTTTGTCGCATTTGCTCCTCTTCTATCTCCCATTGCGTAGCCCCCTGCTCTTGCAAGGTGAGTAGTTTGTCTTGAAAATCCAAATCCTGCTGGGCTTTCTTTTCCTCTTTCTCAATCTCATATTGCTGTTTGCTCAACTCCTTAGCCTTCTCATTATACCCTTCTCTTAGTTCTTGCAATTGTTGCTGATAAGCGTCCTCAGCGTTATAATCCCAATCGTGCGCCTCCTGCTTCAGTTGTTTCTCTTTTTCCAATGCTTCTACTTTCTTCTGATAGATAGCCTCTTGCCTTGCCTGCTCTTGCACGATGAGTTCAGCAGTCAAGCGTGTTTCGCTGTCAATCTTAGTTTTATTTTGTGCCTCGTATTGCTCCGCCTCTTTTTTCACCGCTTCAATAGAGAGGTCTGTACTTATTTTTAAGTACGATTCCTCAATCTCTCTCTTTTGTTTCTCGTACTCATTCTTTTTAATAAGTCCATTAGCTTTTTCCTTATCCAATAATGCTAACCTATCCTGCATACCCTTTTCCTCAATTGCAAGTCGTTCCTGCAACGATTGAGCAACAGCCGAATTTGTCTTAACATACTCCTCTACCGCCTCTTTTTGCCACTTCAATTGCTCCTCTAAGTGCGCTCGTGCTTTATCTGCTGCCTCTTTCGCTTGTGCATTTGCTTGGTCATTGGCTGCTTTGCGTATCGTATTCACTTTGTTATTTTGCGTGGTTATTGCTTCAATGCGCGCCGCCGCTTGTTCTGCTAATTCCGCTTTCTTACGTGCCAATTCAGCCCTATCAGCATCGCTCGTGTCGTTGCTTGCAAATTTTAGGTTTAAAAGTTCCTGCTCAAGTCCATTCCTATCTTCTGCTAATTTGTTTATTTGTTTCTGTATCTCAATACTCTTCTTTGCTGCTTCCTCACGCTCAGCAAATGTTTTAGTAGTATCCTCAGCAATCATATTCTGCTCCTTAAACAACTGCTTCAATTCGGCGGTTTGTTGTATAAAATCGGCTTCCGATGATGATAGTTTTTGGTTTATCTCCTCAATTCTTTGTCCGCGTTTTACAGCCTCATCAATCGTATCACTCATCGCCTTGCCTGCATCTTTCACCTTACCAACTACATTCTCTACCCCCGTAACCGTTTGCGCTGCAGCCTCTCCTACCTGCTTGATACCCTCCTTAATATCGCCCGTGATAATCTTACCGATACCTTTGAAAATATCAATCATACCATTCAAGCGGTTCATAAACTGACCTTTAAGAAAGTCCAACAAGTCAATAAGCATTTGTTTCGGGTGCGTGATAGCCTCCAATAAGTATTTACCAAAGTTTTGTACTACCCCGATAAGTGTTTGAAACACCACTTTAAGAGGCGTTAGCACCTTATTAACCTTGTTAATACCCTCCTGAGTACTTGTGAAGTACGCAATCAAAGAGCCTAATACTACAACCAAAGCACCTATACCAGTAGCGATAATAGCCCCTCGTAATACTTTCATACCTGTAGATACGTTCCCCGTAGCCGCTGCTGTCGCATTGAGTGCTGCTGGGGCTAATCGACCAGTTTGCACAAAATTCACAAACGGAGTAGAAAGTGCAATTACATTCACTCTTACATTGTTAAACGAATTGACAATGCCATTCATAGAAGTTCCGAATGCTTGGTTATCACCTAACGCATCTAATATCGCTTGCCGATAATTACCTACATCTACTTGAGTAACACCAATAGAGCGCTGCAACTCTCTATAAGCCTCGTCTTGTGCGTGAATAGTTTCAAGCAACGCCTTCCCCTCAGCACTCTCACGTTGTGCTTGTGTGAAGTCCTCATAAATACGCCTATTTTGCGCTAAAGCCGTACCCAACTCACGTATAGACCCCGTAAGCGTATTATTAGCCCGCATTGTTTGGTGTTGTACCGCAATATGCGACGATATGAGATTATCATACGCCCTTTGCTCTCTTTGATTTTCACGTTGTGCATTTTGCAGCAATGCCATTTGTCGAGTATATTCCTGAACCGAAATACCCCCTTTGTTCAACGCATCTTTGAGGGCTTTCATTTGGTCGCTAACCTCCATTATACGCTGTCTTACTTCGGCACTCTTATTAATGAGAGCCTCAACGTCAATATCTACTTGTGCAATGTTAATTCTTTCCATTCTGTTAGTTTATTTTAATCATTTCTACTTCAGCCAACGCACCAGCCTTGTACTTTATTTTGTTTGGCAAAAAGTAGCCCCCAAGTTGCTCAACGTATATACGTGAGAAGAACGAGAACTCATATATATCGATTTCGTTTAAAGCAAATTCGGCGATAACAATATAAGGGTGTTCCATTAATCTCGGAAAATCTTTATAGTAGGTTTTTATGAGATTATCCCAATTAAAGTATGTAGCACTTGCAAAAATGAAAGTATCGGTATTTTGTTTCTCCGCTTTTGCTTTGAGTTTAAATTCTACTCCTGAATAAGTAGAGAAAGAATTGAAAATATGCCAGCGCGCTGTTTTTTCTTTATACTCAGTTTTGATGTTACCATTACTTTCTTTTTTTAATTCTTTTACAAAGAATTCCATATTCTCTATTCCCACATTATCTCCTTTTAAAAATGTATAATCGTTCAACGGACTATAGAATTTACTTTGGAAATCTTTTCGCTCATCAAGCGATTCATCGTTAAAAAAAATTGCCGAATCTCGCTTTTCTTGTCTGTAAGCGTTCTCATCATCATATTTTTTATAAACGAAATTATTCTTTTTCCCGTATTTATTGTTGTGGTATTGTTCCTCTTTAACTTGTACAAATTTATCGCTCCAATCTAATTTTGGCGCATTTACTAATTCATTCAGCGTGTAGAAATGATAATCACCTGTTTTCCTATCTCTTATTGGTGTAAGAGAGAATATTCTAAAAACTTCCTTAAATAGGTCTGTTAATGCAAAATCAGTTAATAAAACATCTATATTATCATTACGTTTTACCTTTTCAATTTTAAATGTTATACCGTCATTGTATAACATACTATAAGCAGTATTATGATTCGATTCCGCTAAAGCATAATAAAATACTATATTTTCGCCTTTTTCTAAACTTAAAACTTTTTCTCTTTTAAATTCAGTTATTCCACTCTCTGGCACAAGTACATTCTCTACCTCATTATGTTTTGATGTAATTAACCCCACTTCAAGCTCTAAAATACCCGCATTGGGGTGCAAGTTATTAATTACTGTAGTAATCTTATATTCACCAGTCTCATTAATAGTGTATGGTTGTGCTCCCTTGTATGAGTATCTTAGTTTTATCTTGCCGTTTTCATTGATAAAACCCATTGTAACTCCATTAGAATACCTCAATCCAAGATTAATGCCTCCTCCCTCGTGAGTAGCCTCAAACGCTTCCCCCTCTGTACTATCATTATACTTTATATTAGAAGAGGCTATATACGTGTCTAACCATATTTGACTTTTAAAAAGATCTCCCACAAATTTAAACCCGCTCATCTGCTGTATAAGCCTAAACACTCTATCTAATCTTATAGATAAAGGCGTATTTTCAAACTCATACTCAATTAAATATTCGCCACTACTATTTAAGGTAATAGCATCATCTCCATAATTGGCAATTAGATAAATCAATTCAGGAGTTGTTATGCTATTATGTTGTGCAATGATATTTGTGATTGTACGATTAGCTGTATCGTCTAATAGTCCCTTAACTCCCTTTATATCTCTATTTTGCAAAAAAGTGTAGAGTTCTTTGCTGTTGTCTTTAAATTCAAAAATAAAATAGTTTCCTCGCTTTCCAATAAGGAAACCGTTTGCGCTTTGTACAATAGGAATACCATTAACATAGTAATCGACCTTGTGGGTCTTGTATGCTTCGACCTTGTCACTAAGGGGTTCGTTTGCAAATCCGAAAATAATATTATTAGTAGGGGTAGTAGGTAGGTATATAGTTTCTGAATACGATATCTCACGAGTATCGAAATTAAACATATCATTTACCTGCAAAGTGTAGGTAAAAGGCTTTTGTTCCACATCGGCTCTTTGTCCGTTTATATACAACTCTATCATAATTGCGTAATTGTTTTAGGCTCTTGAAATTCTATTGTTACACTCAAAGGGTGTGTATATTGGTTATTGTGTTTAAACTTTTGTGAACCCTCAACTACATTCACACGTTCCCAATGTTGTGGCTGAATATCGGCTACTTCTTTGCCTTTCCAAATATATATCTCAGGCGATACAAATAGCGATTTTATTTCCTCAAACTCATAATCAAGTACGGGTACTTCACTTGTGAGTGTCCACGTTTTCTTTGAGGTAGTTCCAAAAGGATAAAATGAATTGTACTTTAATCCTACATACGTGCGCCCTATTAAAGCGCTGCCTAATGATTTTGTTTTAACATCTTCGGTGTAATCTTGTGAGAATAGCCAATAACTCCAACCTCCGTATGTATTTCTCCAACGCAGAAATATACCGCACTCATCTACTATTCTTGCCACCTCTTTTGTTTCAGATGTTCTTTCTTTGTTTTGCATTTTGAAAGGAACGTTTCCTTGTATCTTTTCAATATACAAGTCTTTTTGCGGATAGTCTTTGAAATAGGTTGTTTTCTTACATTCGCCTAATCTTGAATTTTCGGTTATCGAAATAGTTGATGGTATAATGAATAACGAACCATTAGCGATATTGCCTTTTGATGAGTCTATTTTTAGACTCACAATTTTAAAATTATCTCCCGAAAAAGAATCTTTTTTCAGGTCAAACATTGATTTAAAAAGACTTGGTAAGAACAAATCAACTCCCTTATTTTCTCTGTATGATATATTGATAACAAAATCTTTTCTATAGCTCGAAGATACTGTTACTCTCAAATTTGTGTTATTTTCCAAACTCCATTCGCCTGTACCTGCTGAGATACTCTCTAATACAATAGCATCTTCGCTAAACGCTCCGTATGCAAAATTATTTTCTATTGTAAAACTCATTTTCCCATCTCATTTAAAAAGTTAATAATCTCACTTGTGAAAGTAGCCACGTAATTATACCCTACTCTCTCAATTATCTGTTGCACCCTCTCAGGTGTTATTATCGCATCAATAAAGGCTGGTGTGCCTCCCGCTTGCATTCTCTTAGTTCCATCACGTGCTATCGTTTTAGCAATAGCCCAAGCCAGTGCATTAGTGTTCATCTTCTCTTGTATTGGGCGTATACCCCTTGCCAATATCCATTGTTCAATAACTTGTATTGGGGGCATTTTGCCCGCCTTGCGCCCGTGCTGCATATAGTAAGTGTAATCTGCACCGCTAATGATACCACGCAAGCCGCCCCCATTGATAGGGGCTACTTCTACTCTTAGAGCATTCTCCCATTGCCCGCTCGCTCGCATATTCAATTCTTTATACTTTGCGATTAGGTCCCGTTTGAGAGAGTCCAACTCATCGTATAATATATCAATAGGCTCTTTCATTGTTAATCATTAGTTGTTATCTGAAATGTAACCAATACACCATCGAAATTATTATCATACAAGTTAATAACCTCTATCATTCGCCAGCCCTCAATTGTGTAATCTCCACAAAGAGCATTCGCAATATTCATAACATTTTCCTTGCAGGGTTTAATATATTGCTCATACTTACCCTCTGTTTGATTGTTATCACTTTGCGCGTTATACACCCTATCAAAATCAGAGTGTTTCAAAAGCATAAAACGTCCGTTATAGGTGTGTTTCGTGGGGGCTGCATATTCATCAAAAGTTACACTTTCTTCTAACGGGTCAAGGAAAAAGTAATATTCCTTACCAGCTTCTGTTTCCAAGTTGTGAAAATCCGAACGCCCATAATCAAAGTGCCAGCCGTTACTTGTGGCTATCTGTTGCAAAATCTCTTTCATTTTCAATAAAGGTTTTTATTATTTCTAAAACATTGGTGTATGCTGAAAATTCACCATCAGAAAAGTTTTGTAAATGTTCAAACTCTTTTGCAACTTCTGGCGTAAAAGTAGCGTCCTCTCTTATTTTAGTGATAATTTTCTCTAATAACATTAATTCTTTCATAACCTTATTTATTAATCATTAGTTTCTGAAATCTATTCTGTATATTCGCTTGCGTTGCTCTATACCATAAGATATAATGCACTTCCAAGTAATTGAGTTGTTCAATATCGTTGTATCTTAGTATATCACCGCCTGCAAGGCTGTCAATCATTGGCAAATCGCCGAACTGCTCTAATTCTTTAACTCCTGCTTGTTGTAGTTTTGCATCGTGGTCGGTAGGCTCTGTATTCCAATGCTGCTGCTCCATCTTTATTATCTTATCTACCTCAGTAGTAATGAATATCATACAACGGTAGAATTGTATTACCTCCATTCGTATTACATCGCGTGCCTTGCATTTGTACACAATCTCAAAGGCTCTTAATAAGTCCTCAGTCGTTTCTCTCATCACCAAACGCTTAATGCTATTCACCTCACCAAATGTTAATTCGGTAATGCTTTCTTTTACCCCGTGCGTACGTTTCTTAAACCAACGCTTACAAGTGTAGTTAGATAAAGGTTTTAAGACTTTCAGAGCGGGCAATAATTCCTTTTGCTGCTCTTCAGATAATTGTAGGAAATCGTATAATCTCATCTTCTGAATATCGGTTTAAATGTTTTTCTCGGTTTCAAATCAAAGTACTCACGCATTAGTAACATATCGCGATAGTCAGGGCTTCGTCCTATTGCTTGCTTCACACTATCTTTGTTAATTACCGATAGCTTTTGCCCGTCCTTATTATCACTTTTGATTTGCTCCAATTCTTCTGTTATCATCTCCTTAGTACGTTCGGATATATCAGCACTAATGTATATACCATTGCTATTGATACGTTCGGCTAACTTGTACAAGCATTGCGTTTGTAAGTTCTTGTAATTGGTAGGCTGCCCGTTCTCTTCAAAGGGAGTGCTGTTATTTTTAAAGCCTACAATGCCCGTATTGTCTACCACGCCTCCACCAACACCATCCTCATCAGCAATACAATTACCTTTGGGGATATTATACTTCATTCGCAACGTGTTGATGAGTGCTTGTATCTCGGTAGTCGCTGAAGTAGCCAATGTATATATCTCTATTAACTCCCAGCCTCGCCATACGCCTATAACGCACAAATCCGAACCAAAGCGGGCAATATCGGCTGTTAGGTACACCGTGTTATCTTGTGGCAAATGGTCATTACTGAATATCGCTAATATCTTATCGTAATCACACAACGCATTCGGATCATCATCATATTCCCATAGCCCATTGAGAAGCCGTTGCTTCTCTGCGCCTCTTAGAGTATTCTCCAAGTTCTGAATGTATTCCTTGGGTAACATCTTATTATCGTACGGCAATGCTTGAATAAACGCTCGCCTCTTATCGAGTGTACCCTCCTTGTAGGGGGTGTAAAATTCCTTGTATAGGAAATTCTTAGAGGGGTTAGCAGTGATGAGCAATTTTCCTTTCAAATTGTATTCTCTATTCTTCCACCTACCTATTGATATTTTGAGGTTTGAATAACTATCATAATCGAACTCCCCACCCTCTTCTATCCAACCGCGGGTAAATTGCATCGAACCAAATCGCTGATATTGTGGGTCGCTTGGTAAGTACTTACAATCTAATAGCAATACTCGTGATCCGTTATATAATTCAAAGTAATTATCCTGCCCATTGTACTTCCACGCTTCTTGTGGTATTCCCCATCCATTCAGCACCTCGTGAATACTTGGTATTGTAAAACGCCTCAAATCGTTCAGCTGCTTACGGGAAATGAAATATTGTGTACCTGCATACATCATAGCATCGGCGAGTATCAATGAACAACCTATAAATGATTTGCCACCGCCTTTTGCACCTCCATATAGCACCTCGTCAATATCATCATTAGCCCACGCTTTGCCGCATTCCTTTTGCTTGTCGTTTCCATTGCTGTTAAACTCAAGTACTACATTCTTCATTATTACTTAATAATTATCCCAGTTACTTGGAAAGGTTGTAAATCTTTGCCGTCCTTACCAGTTACCTCTTGCTTAACTGGCGCGTCCCATCCCTCCATTTTAGATAGTTGTGCAATTGCTGAAATACGCTCCCTATATGAAGGAATGAATTTTTCCCCATCGACTCTCATCCCTTTGCCCCTTGCTATATCGGCGAGTATCTTCAGAGCATCCATTTTTGCAAATAAGTCTTTTTTACGCTCTTCTACCTCCGCGCTTATTACTTGCTTTGCTACTTCCTCATTAATCGTTTTTTGCCAATCTTTCAATTCTTTTTGGGCTTGTTTCCAATCTTTATCGAATGTAGTTTGCCCCTTACCCCACGTTGCCCCATATTTACCCCATATTACCCCATACGACAATAGAGGAGACTTTTTGAGTTCCTCTAATATCCATTGTTGTCTATGTCGTGGTGTGTTATTCATATTCTTCTTCGTTATGTATGTAAGACAAATCTAATTCAGGGTAATTATCTTTTATTTTCTTAGGGTCTCCTTTGTAGAAGACTAATACATTTTGATGTGTTTTTCCTATTTTCCTGCTGGCATTAAAATATTTTCCTGCACGCATTGGTAGACCGCCAAAAGTATTTACTAATATCATTTCGTTATATAGTATAACTCCACAATTCCAAAATGCCATTATAGTATCTGATACGAAGTTTCTGTAAAATCCTTTCTTATCCCTTACATCACCTACTACAAAAACAGCGAATCTGTCTTCTTTTAGCATTTCACAACTCTTACGGACAATTTCCTTGTATGCCGTTAGGAAGTCTCTGTATTCCATATTAGAGATGTCGTTAGGGTCGTCTGAATATACCTCTAAGTCTACGTATGGAGGGCAAGAGAAAATCAAATCTGCCTCATACCCTTTTGCTATCTTGTCTATATTCTTGCTGTCTCCTATTGTCCAAGTAGGGAATAGTTCATTGTCTTGTAATACCTCTTTTGCGTTTTCTCTGTTTGCTTGCATTTGTTCTTCTCTTAAATCATTACCGAGATATTCAAATCCTAACTTAGCCGCTACAATTCCACGCACCGAACCTCCTGCAAAAGGGTCTAATATTTTTCCTTTAGGGATATTAAACCATTGGTAGGCTAATTCACAAAGAACGGGGTCAAATATAGAGGTAGAGCCATTTTCATCTCCAAACAGATATCCTCCGAAATCTTTGATGTAATTAATACAATCTTTAACAGATACTTTTAAATTCTCTTTTTCTAATTTGTTTTTTATATTGTACAAATTAGTAGATTGAGCTCCATAATTAAATGTTATTCCTTGTTTTCTTCCTAATTCACTCTTTATTCCTAAGGATAGCCACCAACGTTTCCTATCTTGCCAATATCCTTGTCGTGTATCAAGTATTGAAAAAGGAGGTACTATGAACTTTTCTAATAAAGTTCTTTTTTTAATCCCCTCCCTCTCAATTTCGGATGTATCTATCCCCTTTTCTTCAATCTCAATACCTAATTCCTCTAACTCAAACTCGTACTCCTCTGCTACCGCTTCTACCTCTTCAAGATCTATGTTATAGTTTTGATGCGCGGTAGTGTTTGCTAATATTTGTGCCTTGTAGTAAGTATCTGTATCGTCCTCTATATCGTTACGCACAATTACGGGGTATTCGTTTTCTGCAAGTGTAATCTCTTTGGGTACTAATCCCTTTTCGTCAAACTTCTCCTTACGAGCGTGTCCTGAAATTATAGTTCCCTGCTTGGTTACCGATATACTTTCAATTACCCCTACCTCATCAATAGAGTTGCTGAGTAGTTGCATACCCTTTTCCGTGTGCTTGTTTGTGTTTCTCTTACTTGCTTTTATACGTATCATTTAGATATATAATTTAACAGTGTTTTTTGTATATAATTTTCTTGAATTATTGTATTTTGCTATTTCTGTATTTGATTTTCAATAACTTGTTGGAACTCCTCAAAGGAGTAGCATACGACGTAGGTATGCCCCAGTGTTATTGCTTTCTTCTGAAACTCTTTTTGGTTGTCAGTTTGGCGATTTCCCCTTACTTTCATCTCGATATAAAGGCTCTTCCCTTGTGGGAGTAACACAACTAAGTCAGCCACCCCTGCAAGTACCCCCTCTGCTTTGAGTCGTTGTGCTTCACGAACGTTGCGACTCCCACCATTAGGAACGGCGTAAATAATGAGGTGCGGGTATTGGTATCTGAACCAACGCACGCAGGCGGTTTGAAGTGTACTCTCTTGGTGCTTCATAACTATCTAATTTCACAATGCAAAAATACGAAATACTGCTTTAAAATCCTAACAATTTTTTAACTTAACAATTTGAAAATCAGCGTTTTATTTAGTCAAAACAACTAAATAAAAGAGTTGGTAAAACGGCAATCGCCTGACTATCACACCCTATAAAACGCAAAAAGACGAGCGTTTTGCCCGTCTTTGTTTGAAAATTATTTTGTTATATTTATAACTTTTCTATGTTTCTGAGTTTTTCGAGGTAGAAATCGTGTATCCGTTGAAAATCTTCCTCAGTAAACTTGTTGTCTCTGAGTCTCATTCGCTTGTGTGTAGCTGCTGATGTACTCTTCTGAATTGCTCTTGCTACCTTGCTATCGGATAGTTCTAACTGCTGAATGATGTATATTACTTTTTCGTGTGGTGTCATTGTTGTTCTTGTGTTATCATATTAGTGTTATACCATTGCCACGCTTCATCTAAGAATTGTGTTTCTGAAATAGCAGGGGCTAATTTTCCTCCTGTTATCTTTACATTATTCTGAATTATTATGA